ATGTTGCACGACCCAGTTTTGATCGAGCTCGTCAGCTGTCTTAAAGATTGCCTTTTCTCCTTCGGTAAGCTCCGGTAAATGCTGAACAGAACCTTTTTTCGTAATGATTGAAGTCCATGTACTGTCATTGTTAATACCATATCTTTCTAATACTTCTGTTAAGTATTTGTTTTTGACAAGGAAGCTTCCTGCTCTTGTTCTGTGAGTGTAGGCGTTTGCTTTAAGAGGCTCGATTGACGGTGATGTCGAGAGTATGACTCCTGAACTTGCGTTGGGAGCGATTGCCAAAAGGTGCGCATTCCGTACGCCGGTAGAATTGCCATCTAGGTATTCTCCTCTTTCGTTTGCTAAAACACGAGTCTGACTTAGTGCTCTTGTTTTAATTGTTGAAAATACTACATCATTTATTTCTTGTGCTTTCTCTGATTCCCAAGCAACTCCATGTTTGTGGAGAAGTGAGTGGAACCCCATTGCACCAAGTCCGATTGACCTTTCCCGCTCTGCAGAATACTTAGCTCTGGAAATAGCATCCGGTGCATGCTCAACGAAATATTCGAGAACATTATCAAGCATCGTGACAAGATCTTCGACAATAGTGGTATTCTTCCACTCATCGAAATACTCCAAATTAAGAGACGACAAACAACAGACAGCGGTGCGGTCAGCAGATGTAGGAAGATGAATTTCGTTACATAAATTAGATCCATTTATTTTTAATCCTTTTTCTTTAAGCGCGGCAGGCAAACCTGCATTAGCCGTGTCAATAAAGTTCAGGTATGGTTCACCGGTTCTAAAGCGAACTTCAAGGATTCTTTGCCACAGCTTTCTTGCGTTAGTTGTATCGGTAATCCGGTCATCTCCCGGATCTACTAAATTCCACTCTTCGCCTTTTACTACAGCCTGCATAAATGCATCGCTGATATTAATAGCATTATGTAAATTGAGTGCTTTTCTTTGGACATCACCAGTAGGAATACGCATGTTAAGAAATTCCACGATATCCGGATGTGATATATCCATATATGCAGCATAAGACCCTTTACGAGTTTTACCTTGTCTATATGCAATCATGTCAGCATCAACTGTATGTAGAAACGGCAAAGGACCCGGTGCTTTATCTGACACTGTTCTCACATCAGACCAATGGCCACCAACACCACCACCAAACACAGACAACCAACGTAACTCAGAACTATGGCTAATTAACCCTTCGAGTGTGTCTGGAACATAAGTCAAGAAACACGAAATAGGTAAACCTTTGTCAGACTTAGTACCATTAGGTGCATTTGATAGGACTGGAGATGCAAACATAAACCACTTGTTTGATACGTAGTCATATAATCTTTGAGCTAAATCTTTATCCAATTTACCTTCGAATGTTGACCACGCTTCTGCTGCACGAGCATATGCTTCTTGTGGTGATTTCTCATGATCTTTCATGTAGAAGTCTTTTAGCATTCCAACAGCATAGCTTTCTAGCTTGCTATCTAATGCTTTATTTATTTTTATTTGCATAAGTGTATAGACCTTTCACGCCACCACAGAATTGCGCTAGCCGTTTTATATTATTGATTTATATGTAGTATTATATATCAGTTTACAGCTTTTGTAAACCATTAAATGCGGTTATTTCAGACTTATTTTAACAAAAAAATATTTTTATTTTCCGGTCTTGGCTTTGGCTCTCGTATGGCCTTAGCTTCTCCTAATCCAATTGACATTGAAAAAAGAGGTCGTTTCACTGGTGCATTTTTCCAAATCTTATCAGTCTTTGGAAGCCAACAGGCTGTATATGATACATCTAATTCTTTTGATAAGCATAGTTGAGTTATAATAGTAGACATCATTCCAATTTCAATCAATATAGTATAATCCGACGCAGGCTTAATTTTACCATCACCTCTAGGTTGTAGATCTTCTATTCGTTTATAAAATAGAAGAACATAAGGGGCTAATACCTGTTGATTGTGATAACAATCGTCTTTAGTTGCTTCATACAAAAAGTCTTTATTCTTACTTTTAGGCCCAAGAATATGAATACAATAAGGCACTGAAGATTGCTTTGAAGGAACTAAATCATAAGCAGTAGATAGTATCTCATCAATTAACGATTGAGGAGGAATATAGTCAGTATAGCGATTGTATTGAACGTTTCTTTTAAGCACGTTTTCGAGCTTTTTCTACCGCCCGACTACCAAACCAAAATGAAATAATTGCTGCAAAGATTGCTTTCGTATCTTCATCCCACAGTAACTGAATTGCTTCAGCAAATTCTGTTCCTTTTTCAAGTGCTTCCATTAAGAGTACAATCTCAATTGTAGCAAATAGTCCAAAGAAAGCATAAGTAATTACTGGCCGTACTGATTTTTGCAGACCTGCAATAATACCTACACCTTGGTTAATACTTACATCGTGTTGGATCAGCCGTTCGTGTTCTTTATCAGCGCCCATTCTTTCGTAGAACTGCATGTCCAGTTCAGCGCCTTCTTTTCTCATATCAGCCATAGCTCTCATTTTATTGAGCTCGTGCTTTCGATCCTCTTTTGATGCAAAGTGGTCCATAATTGCAGGTGCTGTAGAACTAGCAAAGCCTAACAATGACCCAATGATTGATAACATAATTTAATCCTCTATATGATTGCGAAATCTTTTTAATAGTCGAGGTGAAGACTGATCTTTCAATCTACGATCTACCACGATTATCTCTTCTATTCCACTTTTCTTCTTCTTTTTTCTGACTACTACTGTAGATGAATCGTCTCCAGCGCCAGCAACAGAACCGGTATTTGTAGCCGGAGCTTCTTCGCTTGCTGCTTGAGCTGACGCCATAGCTGCTGGTGTAGGTGCACCTTTTTCGCCTTTTTTACGCATCTTTTTTCCTGACTCTCTACGCTTTCGTATATTGTCCCATAGACTCATTTGTAAACCTCATTGACGGTAACGTATAGTTTTTGATTTGTGTTTTTATGAGTGACTTCATAAATGTCAATACCATAGATTTCGCCGGCCGGAAAACAATCCGGGCTCACAATAATTTGGTCTTTAGCTCTCACCAATTCTTCAACTGTTGAGTTTACTACTTTGTTTTCTTTGATTCTGTATATGCCTGGGCCTAATTGACGATTATCAAGTAAGAACCAATCGCTTTGTTCAAGCATAAAATCGAGTGTATTGATTTCAGATTTTTCTACAATTTTAGTTATTGAATCGTCGGATAGTTCTAGTTTCTCTTTGATAAGAAAAAGTGCAGCTGCATATGAAGCTAACCGCGAACCTCCGCCCGGAGCTTTAGCCATAATCTTTTTAATGTTAAAGACGAGTCTGTGGAAGGTTGTGAAGGCAGATTTTTTTTCTGTCGAGTCCATTTTAACAGACTTTTGACGTACGCCATCTTCATCGATAATACCTAGTTCGAATGCTTTTGTTTTGTTAAACGGTGTAATTAGTAACTTCAAAAATCTGAAGGTATAGACTAAATCACCTGCTCTTGACAACAAACCCATTAAATTTTCCTTAACCTATCTACGACATTATGGTCCATCGCAATATTCGTAAATTCATCTTCTTTTAAGTATTTCAAGTATAGCAAAAATGGTTTCAATACAGGCCAATGTCTACCTTCCATTTTTAAGCCAAGAATTTTAATCCCAGGCTCAATTCCAAATACATTACAGATCACTATAAGGTGATTCATAATTAATCTTTCAGGTAGGTAGCCAGATTCCAAATACTTATTGACTAACCTTTTAATATACTTGAAACGCTTTAAGTCCTCTTCGAACTCATCAGTACTAGCACCTGTTGGATTATAGTAGTGATGAGCTGCGAAGAGGTAAACGTTCTTTTCAGTAAGCTCTTTCATAATGTTCCTAATATAATAAGTCTCTTTAACTTATATATTAGTCTTCAATATGACCTTTTAATTCATCAATCAAATCTGTTTTTGAATGACGCCTGTCTAATTCGATACCGTGTTCACGACCGAGATTTTCAAGCTCACGCTTTGTCATGCTTTCCAGAAGAACTTCTTCTGTTTCCATAACTTCTTCTACAAATTCAACTTCAGTTACTGGTGATTCTCTTAGCATTGTAGGCTTTGCTGCTGGAATACCTTCACCAAGATATTCAGCAATGTCTGCTTCACTAAGTTTTCTTGCTACCAATAACTCACCATTTTGTACCCAACCTCTAGAAGTTGGAGTGGCTCCTTTGGCCCAATTTGGAGGACTAATTGCCATGATTATTCACCTTTCATTTGCATTAATGCTTGACGCATTCCATTTTGTACGCCTTCTTTTTGAGTCGGCTTATTTACGATTGCCTTATCACCTTTAGGATTATCACCTGGGCGCTTTTTACCCGCTGGTCCTTTTCTACCTGCATCTGCTGCATCTTTATGACTTTTTTCTTCAGTGTCATTAACTTCTTTTTTATGCTTAGCAGCAAATTCTTTAGACTTAGGTGACTCTTTGTCCATGATTCCTTCAGGCTTTGTTGCACCTTTAGTTGCATCTTCACGGACTTCGTTAAACTTCTTCATTTTCTTTTCAGGCTCTTTTTCTGCTGACACTGGCTTTGGCGCTGGTTTTTTACCTTTATTCTTAAGTGCAGCAATATCAGCTTTAGCTTTTGACAAACGATCTTTATCAGCAGCTTTTTTCTTCATTTTACCAAGCTTCTTTTGTGCAGCATCTGCTCTACCAGAAGTGGAGAATCTATTGACAACCTTCTTACCCATTCTGCCAATGCCTCTTGCGATTGTACCAACAATCTCATCCATTTCTTTTCGCTCGATACGCTCAGCAAGATTGTCAAAATCTTCATCAGACATGTCTACAAGCTCATCAAAGGAATATGAGGAATATGATTCTTTTATTTTACCACCACCTAAATGATTGTCAACATACTTTTGTAATTTTTTAGGATCTGAATGAGATATAGTTACGTTATCTCCATCTGCACCTTTACCGGTTGTCTTAACTTTCATACCAGCTTTTTTTGCGTGTTTATATCCTGTAAAATAATCGGTGTCGAATGTTGCTTCTAACTTTACTGATTCTTTTGTGATTTCTTTCATATCTTCGCAGTTGTATTTCTTACCTGCAAATACGAATGACTTTTCACCGGCATCTTTAGCTGCTTTTGCTGCAGCAATAAATCCGCGCTTTCCTTCTTCTACTTCATCTTCGTCAGCATCTTTAGAATCTGCATCAGCTGGATTTTCATCGTCAGCTTTAAGCTTCTTCTTTTTCATTTCTTTTTTTAGCTTAAATTCTTTGACATCAGCTGGATCACAATCACCTTCATGAACCTTGCCACAAGATTCGCAGACTTCTTCTTCTTTAGCTTCAGTCTTTGACTCTTCTTTTTCATCGTCTTTAGCCATTGCTTTACCAATAGCTTTACGACGCTTATGCAAGAACTTATCGGATGCATCGACGTCACCGTCATTATCTACATCCTTATCTTTACGATCAGCAAATTTCTTTTTAGAGGCTTTTGGATCTACTTTATCCATGCCATCGCCGTCATCAGATTTGTCATTAGACGCATCTTCGTCAGCTTTTTTCATTAAAGCTTTATGCTTTTCGTTTGACTCTTTATTTTTTTCAGTGACAACTTCTAAGTATGCAGCACTGATGTTTTTTAGATCTTCGGTATTCATCATTGGCCTTCTCCTTTTACATCCACATATGTGCTACATACGTGCCTACTGCAGCAACCACTGCCGCATATACAATTTTATTTATAAGACTCACTGTTCGTGAGTTATCATCGACTTTTTTCTCAATATCGTCGAGTTTACTAGACAATTTATTAAGACGCTGATACATTTTGTTATGATCATCATTCAAAGCGTTAATCTTCTCTTCTGCACGCGCCATAGCAATCATTGCATCGGCAAGTTTATCAAGTTTCTTCTCGATGTTATCGAGTCTATTTTCTACGCTCATTTTATTACCATTTCTCTTTATCCGCCCAGTATGCACCAGACATTTTACCTTTAGCAATATTTTTACGATGACGAGCTTTGAACGATTTACGTTTAGCTTTCATCTTATCAGACTCTCCTTTTTTAGGATCTCCTGCCGTAGAAGCACCTTGCTCACCAAAGCGAATAGTCTTAATCTTGTCACCTTCTTTAGCCACAACTATGTGAGATTTAGTTGGGTGTGAAGGAGTTCTTTTAGGTTTATTGAAACCTTCAACTCCAGCCTTCTTGAGTCTAGGATCTTTTTCTTCTATAAAAGTCTTAAATTTATCCACCGAACTCATGCCCCGCTACTCTCTTCATCTGCTTATTAAATTCAGATTGATCTGGCTTACTTTTGTAAAGTTTAATAGAAATCTCAGGTCTTTCTTTACCTTTGATTCTCCACTTATATCCGTCCTTTTTGTGGTCAGCATCAGTAGTCTTTACGACTCTGCGCTTGTAACCAGCTTCCCAAGTCTCAGATTTTTTTTCGGTAAAAGACTTGAAACCTAACATTATTTCTCTGCGTCCTTATACATCTTAAGAGCTTTTACAAAGTTCTTATCTTTCATCATCCGCTTTGATTCAGGATGATTAGGATTATCATGAGCCATCCGAATACTGTCATCGTCTACCTTCTTAGCTTTTACAAATTTCATATATACTGACATTTTCTTTGAGTCAATTTCTCGTGCTTCATGAGTTTTGAATGACTCATATCCAGCTCTCATAGATCTTACCTTTTTACCCCTCTTAAATTTAGAAGAGTCACCTCTATCAAGCATACCAGCAACGTTATCGCCGGGATCATCTTTACCGTGATAGCCTTGAGCTTTACCCGGCTTAAGCTTTTTAATCTTTCCACCTTTTTTCTTAAAGTCAGCAATGGCTTTATCGTGAGCAGCTTTTTCTTTTGGTGACATAGCTTCCATTTGAATAGTAACAGTATGTGGTTTACCTTTTACATGAACGACAGCATTACCTTCTTTATCTACGTTTCCGTCCCAATCACCTTTGGCATGTGCTTTTTGAGCAGCCTTTACTTTAGGATCTTTAGCAATTGCTGGATCTAGTTTAGCTGGCTTTGAATGGACTTTCTCATCTATATGTTCTACACCTTCTTTGTATGTGAACTGTCCTTTTTGATGATCGGGTGAAGATGTCTTACCTTTTTTATGGTATTCTAAATCGCCAAGTCCTTTTTTATCATCGCTATAATGAAGCTGCAAAGCTTTATGTATTTGCTCATCAGTTCCTGTTATAATCAAAGTTTCATTTTTTCCAAGCTTGATTGTAGCACCACTTTTCTTGTTAAGGTACTTTACTAATTTCTTATTATCAGGACCATCGCCTTCGTCATAACCATATTTGATAGTTAGCGTAGCTTCAGTTACAGCTGTATCACACTGTTGACAACATTCAGTTGTTCC